AAAGATCCGTCACCTACTACTGCAGAAAATTTGCGTGTAATGGCGTGGTAATTTGTACCATTATTTGAAAGGGTCCAGTTATCGCTTGTCTCGTTCCAAAGCAGCTCTACATCTGCTGCATTTCCACGCTCTACACGGATACCAGCATCAGCTGTTGGGTCTCCTGTAAATCCAGTATTAAGATTAATCTTATTATCTTGGATGTTAACGATTGTTGTGTCTACCGCATTAATACTTCCTGCTACGTTTAAGTTACCGCCAATATTTAAGTTATTGGTAATTGTTACATCATCTGGTAGGCCAATTGTTACCTGTGCGCCTTCTCCAGAAGTTGGAACAACGGTAATTTCGTTTGCTGTTCCTTGAATATCTCTTACATAATCTCCAGTGGTTTGTGTGCCGAGGTTAACATTTTTAATTGTTACCGCACCGCTTGTTACTGTAAAATCTTCAGTAGCAAAAGAAGCAATACCTTTATTTGTAGTAGAGGCGTCTTCTCCTGAAATAGTAACTGTGTTATTAGTTACTGCTGTATCAATACCTTCGCCAGCAGCAAATGTAAGGGTGTCTGTAAGAAGACTGACTGTGTCTGTGCCAGTTTCACCAGCAATTGAAAGATTGGTTGCAACAGCTACTGTTCCTGCTGCGGTTAAACGACCTTGGGCATCAACTGTAAATGTTGGAATTAATGATGCTGAACCGTAAGATCCTGCTGTAACAGCAGTGTTATCTAAATCAACTGTTGTTATTCCAGTTGCGTCTACATATGTAGCAGTTAAACCAGTTCCGCCCTCTATAGAAGAACCAATAATATCTTGAATTGCTTCTACAGAAGCAGTCATTGGTACCCATGGTCCATCTGGTGCAGCTAAACCATTGTAGTAGAACATCGTGTTAGATGCTGTATTATAATAAATTTGACCAGTGACCGCTCCAGTTGGGTTGGAGGCTAATCCCTGGATTCTAGCGTTCTGAAGTTCATTCTTATTCAGATTGATATCAGTTACGAATAATCTTGCCATATTCTATTTCTCCTTAAGACAGGAATGCTGTCCCGCCGAATGGTTGTGCCATTATCAGCGTAATTTTGTTAATACTATTATAGTCTATTCCCGTTTCTAATATGTCTCCTGCGCTTGATTTAACGGTAACATTTGGGTTAAACCCTAAATTATGCTGAATTTCTAGGAAATGATGAGTTCCAGCATTTTGCACCTGGGCAATAGAAAACGGAAATTGAAAAGAACCGTTTAGCAAAAAATTTATTGCTCCGTCCCAGCTTAAATCGTTTAATTTAGGGCCATATAGCCTGGTAGTATCTTTATCGTAATAAAAATCACCTTCTAGGCCAAGATTTCCTGCTGGTGCCCCGTTTCCATTAAGAATTGTTCGACCACGAGGACCTTGAGGTCCAGGGGTATTTACAACAACTTTGCTAACTTGCTCAGTTACTGTTACTGATGGGTTGCTATTATTTGTAATAGGCATTATATTGTCACCGATCTACTTAAGGTCATAAACCCCTCAAGAAGTTTTGTTTTGTTTAAATTAGTATCTGTCAGCATAATGTCATATGCAGACTTTGGGTAAAACATTTTATTTGTTTGTGTTGGGGTTATCTTGATAGTTAATTTACCATTTGGGCCATCTATAGTAATTCCTCCCGTTGAGGGGGATGTTAGGCTAAAGGCTAATTTACTTCCGCCCTTGGTGTCACGAACCTGCATCTTTGCTGTGCATCCAGTAATGTCAATAGGACTACCGTTGTTGTCTTTATATTCAACGGTAAATGTGAAGGTAGTGTTTTGATCCACTTCCCAATTTTTTTGTCCTGCCATTTGCTAAATCTCCTAAATAGGAAAACTCCTATGCCTATTTTAGCACAGGAGTTGTCCTAAGTACTTTTATTAAATTATGACTTTTTGGTGAATCCGAACGAATTTTCGTTTGGATTTAGAGCCTTTAGAATAACGGGCAAGCAAGCCGCAATTCCGCCCTTAATCAAGTCTCCTGGGTCTGTGTTGCCAGTCATATATAGTGCAATGGCGGCACCAAGGAAATGGCGACCATAGCTTGCTAACGCTGCTAGAATTTTCTCTTGCATTGTTACCTTTCCATCATTATTTAGATCTTGTTTCATAAGACCTCCTATTTCTGGACACTTTGTCCAGGAATTTGGGATTGCTCCCAATCTTTATTATATACCTTTTATCTGGAAATGTCTACTAATTCACAATTCCCATCGGAGCTGCAGGCTAAAGTAGCATTTATAGAAGTTCCGTCTTCTGTTTCATAAAAAGATAAATCCTCCCAACGGATTGAGGAAGGCATCTTAGCCAAAAGCTCTAGGTATTCTGTCTCTGTTATTTCTTGATATGGCGCTTGTTTATATGAATGATCTGAATGGGGTAAAAACGAAATACCAGATACTTCATCAAAATAGTGATATACCCATGCACCAACTTCCATCCACTCATCTTCTTTAACCGATACAGTAATTGATGGTTTATGTTCGCACCATTCACGTTGATATACAAGCCAAGTGTTTAAATGATCTAGCGCTGTTAAGTCATCCCTAACTATTGCACCTTCTGGCGCTTTTACAGGAAATGAAAAAACATAAGTATCGTTTGGTTTCATAAAATCATCTTCTGCTGGAATGCCTACCTCTTTTAAAAATGTCGATAGCGGGTCTTTTTTGTCACCACGAACTGTTCTAATGTAATATGGTGAATGCCAAGCATGCATTCCTGAAGATACGCCAGTTAATTGGGATACTGTACCTGAAGGCTTAACACATGTAATAGCAGCAGATTCATTTATTCCAATCTTTGCCGATTCGCTTTTATTTACACTTCTTGCACGATCACGAATCTTAGATAAGAAGGATCCAAGTTTATCTAGTCCCTCTCTACCCGACATAAGGCTATGTCCAAACTGTCCAGTTATTGATACGCCAAGCAGTCTTTCTTCCTCTGTATTATCTTTCCAAATTTTACGAAGATACTTAAAGTCTGTAAGTGTAGATTGCCATGTCCCAAGTATTGTTGCTAGACGAACTTTGTTTTCTATCTCTATCAAGCTGTCTTTCTCACGGATTACAACCTCAGAAAGGTTGCAAAATTGATAAGGTCTGAGGATAATCTCTGAACATGGGTTGGTTCCGTAATGTATTTCAGGGTCTCTACGTTCCCATCTTGCTGCTTGTTTTTGAGCAGCAGCCACATTGTATATGCCTCGTTCTCCTGACTTAGAATCATATAAGTTTTTCCATTCTGCAATAAACTGCTCCATTTCTGGTTTGCGAGAATATGCTACTGAATTATTTGATAAAGCACGTTGCGTGTTTTTCTCCCACCAGTTTCCAGATTTTGCTGCAGCCATCTCAATGTCGTTAATGTTAGAAAGAGAGATCATTGCTGAACGGCGAACACCGCCTACAACCACAATCTCGCCAATCTTACACATAATATCATGTGCCTCAATTGGTTTTAGTTGACGACCTGCTGCTTGCTTAAATTTTGCAATAGTAAAATCAAATAAATTTACTAGCGGTTGTGGTCCAGAAGATCTGCCACCCATAGTCTTAAGTCTTGCACCTGCAGGACGAAGTTTAGATACATCAATTACTGGAACTTGTCCTGCCCATAACATAGCAAGAAGTTCTCTATATGATTTTGCCCAACCAGTCTTAGAATCCTCTACAACAATTGTCGTAGTGGTTTTTTCAAATACCTCTGGAACTGAAGGAAGCTTGTTAATGTACTTGTATTCAACAGAAAATCCTACACCTGTTCCGCACATTAAAATGTACATTGTCTCGTCAAATGATCGTGGAGAATCTACTGGAATAAAAGAACAGTTATATCCTGCAACATGGTCTCTTTCTAGGGCGGGACCAGCAGTCATAACAGATCTCATAGAAGGCATTACATTACGATTAAATACTGCATCTTTTAATTCTGTAACCAAATCCTCATTTGGCTCGTATTTATAATTATCTTTCAAGTAGCCAAGCATGAAGTTAAAATATCTGTCTACTGTTTCTCCCCATGTCTCCCTGCGATTCTCTTCTGGAATCCATCTTGCATATCTAGATAATGCAATAAAATTTTCATATGGGTTAGCAATAGTTTTTGACATTTATAATACCTTCTCTCCGCCTTGCGGTTTGTTTTATTTTAGTGTGAAGACACTATTCTATCAAAGAATAATTTAAAAGAGAAGCCCTAAAATCATTTTTAAGCACATATAATTAAACAATTATTGGTCAACTACACGTATTTATTTTAGTCAACCAGCTTGACATCTATTATTAAATAATGCTACTATTGTAGTCCGTTATCTCTATAGGAGGAAATGCCAATGGAGAAAATTAAAGAACGTTTGAGTGATGTTGCTCATAACTGGTCTTACATAGGAATGATTGTATTGTTTCTATTCACCGTCCAGCCTGGGCCAATAACAAGTCAAGCGGCAATCGTTCAACCTGTAGTTAAGGTTGAAAAAACTGAAAGACAACTAAAGAGAGAAATACTAGATAAGTTCAGTAATGACACTTATAAGCACTCAGAAATGCTTGCGCCTGAAGATTTAAAAGATTTACTATGGGCTGTAGGGTTTGAGGGCTTAGCTTTAAAAACAGCTTGGGCTGTTGCTACAGTAGAATCCAATGGGAGACCAATGGCTCTGAACGACAACCTAAGAACACAAGATAAATCTTACGGAATTTTTCAAATCAATATGCTGGGAAATCTTGGCATAAAGAGAAAAGATAAATTCGAATTAGTTTCAAATAAGGAATTATTTGATCCAGTAACTAACGCAGAGATAACGTATTATATGACCAAGGGCGGTAAAGATTGGTCATCTTGGCCAAACTCGATAGGTAAGGCCAGGAACCTCATATCAGAGTTTCCAAAGCACTAAAGGAGGTTAAGGTTGAAAAAGATACAGTATGTATCTAGATACCTAGCCTTGTCAGAAGAGGGCCTCGTTCCCAGGATAGAATGTCCTATGGATCGGGGTCTTCTTATGTGCAATCAGACAAATGAGGATGAGATATACTTATACTGTCTATCTTGCAGTTATAAAAAATTTATAGGGAGTAAATTCTATGACGAACTTAGAGTGGCCGTCGACAGAAATTCAAACTGACGGGGGTCAGGTAAAAGAAACTGACGCTATGGGTAGAGAGAAATTTTGGGAAGATATTGGAAGACCTGAAAATGGAAAATAAAGAACAGCCACAGAACCTAGAAGAAAATTTACCTATGGTCAATTATATTATGTTGCATAGAATCTATGATTTACTTACCCTAATATCAAACAAAATAGTAGGGTCGGAAGATACGGCTAAAATGGTAGAATATCATAATCAAGGCTACCTACTTGGACCCGCCCCGTCATATACCCCGCAAGAAGAAGAAAAAGAAAATCCCGTTCAACAAACCCTTGACTTAGAATAATAACTATTTTATAATTTATTTGTACTGGTTGTAGCATCCCACCGATAAGCTCCCAGTATAATGTGTAGCAATACACTAGCAATGCCCAGTCGGATCCGCCTCTGATTGGGTTTTTTGCTTTTTATACACCATATAGTGCGAATTGAAAAGTGTTTATTTAATAATTCCAACTAATAATACAATGGCAACTGAAACAAGCAGCCCTAGCATTAATTTGCTAAAGTCTCCAGCTACAATAGGGAAAACCTTGGTTACTTTTTCCCTTTTTACAGTTCTAATAGCCAATTCCCTGCCCGCAAGAAGGCCTACGAATACCCACGTTGTAGACATAGGGATATCATTTAGTTCTTTGAAGTAGACAAGGATTAAGAAGTAAACAAAATCTATTGCTGTTGCTGATCTTACAAACTTCGTATTGTGTTTGTTTTGAACCAGCCTCTGAATTTTGCCTCCACGCTCTCTAAGCATAAAAGCCAAACCTGAAACAAATACAGAGCTTATGACGATCATCATATCTAGTGGTATAGATCTTGGAAGAAATACTGCTATATTAGCTAAGTCTTGAGATAGCCAAGCCCACCAAAGTAAACCAGTTGATATCCACTGAGCAACTCTCCATCGCTTGCCATGCTCTTCATTTACTGGTATTTTTCTAAATAGTGCAGTAACAATAAACCATAAAATATAAGCTGTGGCCCCTGCTATCAAATACCCCATAATGCTTTTCATTAGCACTGACTGCAAAACATTCTGTGCGGCAAATGCTGCTAGTACTAGAAATGAGGTTGATACTGGAACTCCGATTCTAGTCAATAAAAGCAATACAGCAGGAGCGGCGGCGTGATACCACTGAACCTCTTGAAATGGTATTTTATTTAAACGCTCATAAGATATATCTCCGCCATAAGTAAACCACGCATACCATATCGTTCCAAGTAGGATAGCAGATGCATACGCCCACATGTACTTCCAATTTAAATTCTTTGAGCTGGCTATCCAGGTTCCTAGCGTTTGTACTGAATCATTTGCTATTACAGAGTATGCGGCGAGGATAAATCCTAAACCCATCCATAATGTTAGAAGTTCCATATCTAAAGTATACTAGAAATATATTGGAATTTATATCATATATTGCTCTATTAATTGAATGTTCATCAGCAATTAAAGTGCGCTCGAAAAAAGTGCGGCGGGACTAGAAGAGATGTTCCATGTGAAACATTTACCCAATCTTCCTCATATGGGTCCTAACCCTATGACAATTTGAACATACGATCTCACATTTAGCTATTTCCTGGTCTATACGCTTTTTGGACAATGTGGATATCAATTCCATAACATTGGCATTCTTACGTCCACGGACGTGGTCGAAGTCCATGACATAATATGGATATATGGTCCCACAGTCCATACATGGGGTTTTGGACTTAAGGTCTCTTAGATATTGGGCCAAATAGGCCTTCTGCTTGGCTTTAGAGCGCTTTTCAGACTTCATCCTAGGGTCATACCTAGAAGATGGCCTTATAGGGCTTTAAAGATGAAAGGATAATTTTTTGACTACCCCCCTTTTATTTAATTAAAGCTATCTCCACATGCACAAGATCCTTGGGCAGCAGGATTATCTATTTCAAATCCAATCTTCTCTATGCTTTCGACATAATTCAAAGTGCAATCGCTTAGATATGGCCATGACATTTTGTCTATACGGATATCGAAGTCTTTAAATCTAACCAGTTGGTCATCCGCCTTTTTATCATAATCAAAATATGTCTGATATCTAAGTCCAGAACATCCACCAGGTTGTACAGCTATTCGCAAGAATTGTATA